CCTTCTTGGCTTTATGTAGGGGGTTATTATGGGTAAATATGATTTCTTATTTAGCACACCCCAAAACAGCTATTTGGATCAGGCGCTACCGCCAATTTCCAGAAACCCTGTCTTAGCCCGCCCAACCGTGCCAGCGGCGTCTATGGCTAATCGGCCAAGACTTAGCGATGGAATGATGGCTGCTTTGACTGGTGGCACATTGAACCGGCCTATGAGCCTACCAGCGCGCAGCCCTGCACGCATGGCGCAGTCTAACAGCCCCATACCTCTGCCAGCCAAAGTTCCTACGCCATACACCGGCGCGCTTCCAATTAGCAAGCCGATGAAGCCATTTACACCGCTTCCGGCCGCTGCTGGAACGGCGCAAATGATGAGGCCAAACCAGCCGTCAGATATACCAGCATCACCAGAGCAAGCGGCAACGTCAGGCGGGTTTTTCAGCGGTTTGTTAGGTGATGGTTTTGACGATCCGAGATCGCAAGGCATCCTTGCCGCATCTGCCGCATTGCTCGAGGCTGGAGCGCCTGTCGTTGGCGGTGTCGCTCCATCGCTAGGCCAAGCACTAGGCAAGGGCTTGCGCGCTGGAATGGGCGCCTATGGCAAAGCCAAGAAAGGCATCACCGATGCTGAAGATGCTGCGATAAACCGCGAATACAAGCAGACGATGACGGAGGAAATGCGCGCTGGCATGAATAAGCCAAAACGCACGTCTATCGCTGGCGGTGCGGCAACCTTGATTGAATATGCTGACGGCACATCTGAGATCGTTAAAAATGACGGCATCCAAGAACTTATCTTAGACCAGAAACGTGCGGCGGCTGATATTGAAGTTGATACGGCTAGACGCAAGCAAGAATTAACAGACCCAAAAAATCTAACTGTCGCTGAAAAAGAATATGACAAAAAGACAGCCGCAAACTTGCAAGCTAAAAAAAGCGCGATTGATGATTGGCCTGCAACCAAAGATTATTTGGAAGAGTTAAAAGACAAAATTGACGGCGGCACTTTCACTGGACTGCTAGGGGAAAGCAACGCAACGGCTGCAATGCTTAGTGATGATGAGCAGCAAGCCAGAAACTTCCTAGAAGGCCTCGCGCAAAAGCTTGCAAAAGCAAGAAACGGAGCAAGGGTTACTGATGCCGATGTTAATAACGCACGGCGATCTATCCCGAACCTTTATCTTTCAAAAGAAAATTTTGCAGCCACCGCCGACAGGTTAATCAAAGAGTTCGAATTAGCGGCAGCGCAAGCGACCGCTGAAGCCAATTATCTTGAAGCAAATGGCACGTTTAAGGGCTATGAGCCGCCTGAGATCATCAACGGCGTGATCGTAACAAAAAGATAAGGATTAGCGAAATGGCGACTTATGATATCGGCGGCAAAAGTTACACTATTGACGACAGCCTTCCAAAAGCTGAAGTCAGAAAGATTTTAGAAGAATTAACATCGCAGAAAAGCGCCACATCTGCTTCAAGCAAGAAATCAACTGAACGCGATGTTGGGTTGAAAGATTACGGCCGCGCAGCATTGCAAGGCCTGACCTTTGGCTTTGGCGATGAAATCATTGCTGGCGCACGCAGTTTAGGCGACCAAACCTACGAAGAAGCCCTAGCTGATGAGCGCGGGCAACTGCAAGCTGTGCGTAATGAAAGCCCATTATTGGCAACCGGCCTTGAAATTGCAGGCTCTATCCCGACAGCTCTGATCCCCGCCGCAGGTTTAGCAAAACTTGGAAGCATGGGCTATAAAGCCGCAAAAGGTGCGCCAGCAATTTACGGTCTGGCGGCTGGTGAAGGTGCTCTTTATGGGGTTGGCTCATCTGACAACAAATCAACGTCTGACGCATTAGGCGGCGCGCTTGTAGGCGCTGGTGCGGCAAAAGCTGTCAACATTGCTGGCAATGCTATTGGCAGAGGCATTTCTAAATATCGGGGTCGTGATAATTTTGGCAAGGACAAGCTGAATGAAGCTATTGCCCGCGATGGTGATACTCCTTCAACCCTTATAAGCAGACTCGATGAAAATGCACAAACTGGAGTTTTGCCTGAAACCATTGCTGATGTTGGTGGCGAGAATGTTAGAAACCTTGCTCGTGACATTCAAGCAACCCCATCGGCCGCAAGAAATGAGGCTGTTAAGCAGTTTGGCGAGCGCAACGCCAACCAAGATGAGCGCGTTTTGGGCGGGCTTATGGATGCGCTTGGAAGCCAGCAAGGCGGAATAAAATATCTTGATGATCTGAAGGAAGCCCGCCGCGCGGCTGCGGAGCCAGCATATAAAGCGGCCTATCAAACTGACGACGGCGTTGAGCGTTTTGTCCAAAGCAATGAGATAGAGCGTTTTCTTGGAAGAAATGACTTTAAAGAGGCGTTTCAGCGCGCAGATCGTATTTTTAAAAATGAACAGTTTGTTAAAGACGAGCTTGCTGATGTGCCTTTTCCAAAGCTTTTCGATGAAGTGGATGGGAAGCTTGTCCGTACCAAAGCGCAACCAACAGTCAGACAGCTTGACTATATAAAGCGCGGGCTTGATGACAACATTTCTGAAAAGGTGAAGCTTGGCGGACTTGGCAACCAAGAGCGACAAGCAAACACTGCTATTCTTTCGCTATTTAGAGACAAGGTTGATGAAGTTGTGCCTGAGTATGGCGCCGCAAGAAAACAGTTTGGCGATGATCTTGATGTTGAAAACTCATATGAGCTTGGCAAAGGCCTTTTGAAAGTCAACAAAAGCGCTGACGCAGTTAGGCGCGAGTTTCAAGCGTTGCCAGAGCCAGCGAAGCAGGCTTATCGCGTTGGCGTTATAGATGAGATCACTAGAGGCCTTGAAAACAGCGCTAAATCCGGCAGCCGCCGCGATGCGGTCAAGAAGGTTTTTGATGGTCGCCAAGAAAAATTGCGGGCTTTGTTTGATACCGACGAAGGATACAAAAGCTTTGAAAAGCTGATGCTTCGCGAAGCAAATATGCGGAACACTAGCGATTTTGTTACTGGTAATTCTATCACCGCGAGGATGGGCGCAAGCTTAAACGATTTGACGCGCGATCCTGTTGACGTTTTTGCAATGGGCGGCCTTCGTGGCGCAGCGGTTGAAGGCGCTAGAGGCCTAATGAAGCGGCGGCAACGCAAAGCGGCGGAGCGGATTTCTGACCAATTAGCGACACCAATGTTTAATTCGGCAAGCACTAGAAACTTTTTACAAAGTCTCGAAGCTAGAGCCGCCGAAGCAACAAAGAACCAAAGGCGCCGCACGATGCTGTTGCCTGCATCTGGTGGCCTGCTTGGCGCCTATATTAACAGCGACAGATAACCCTAAAAAAAGGATAACCCTATGCCTAAAAACGATTTTGGTTCCTATGATTCCACCGCAGCCAACAACACCGACGTCGGCGGGGTCAATCTTGCAGAAAATTCTATGCTGCCTAGCGATGTCAATAACGCTTTTCGCACGCTCATGTCGCATATTAAAAACTTCGAGCAAGGCGCAGACAGCATCACGAAGCTGGCTATTGGATCAGGCTGGACTATAGAGCAAGATGGCTCAAATAACCTTCTGCTAAAATACGGCGGCACTGGCGTCCTAAAAGTAACAAGCGCGGGCGCAATTGTTGCGGCTGGCGATATTACAGCTTTCGGAACCGTCTAATGGCTATCGCAGCAAGTGGAGCTGTCAGCTTCAGCGACTTGCGCACAGAGTTTTCGGGCGCGGGCGCGATTAGTTTTAGCGACCTTTATAGAGGCGGGTCGCTGGTGCGGGGCAATGCGGGAAATAACACGGCGACAAATCTAGCCGCTTCTGTGCCAACATCTGGCGCAATAAATTTCACAAATTTCCGCAGTACGGCACGCGGCTGGCGCAAGACATTTGCCAGCAATGCGACAAACCAAAACGCGAGCTCAATCTTTGGTACGGACTACGGCGTCAACTATCCAAAAGAGATCGTCATCAACTCGGGCGTGACTTTGGGCGCAACTAGCACTGGCGATGAAGCGCTTGAGATAAACAGCGGCGGCATTGGTTCTATTACTGTTATCAACAATGGAACACTCATCGGCAAAGGAGGCGCAGCCGGTCAAGCGGGCGGCGATGCTTTTGAAGCGTTTGTTTCATGCACGTTGACTAATAATGGGTCTATCTATGCTGGCGGCGGTGGCGGCGGTTCTGGCGGCACCGGCGGGAATGGCAGTTATACAACGTCTACAACAGTACATGAAAGCACTTCATTTCATCAAGATAACCATTATTGGGAGGCCAGAAATGCCAATGAAAAGTTAGTATGGCAAGGCACCATAATTTTTAATGGCTATCTGTCGCA